CGCAGGAAAAGGAAAAATATGTTGATTGAAAATGAAGATGAGTCGCCAAGTGAGTTAGACGTAGTTGAAGAACAACAGCAAGAAAGACTCCCTCAGAATGAGCAACTTTCGGACATTCCCAATTTCTATCGGGATAAAAGTCTAGAAGATGTTATCAAGATGCATCAAGAGGCTAACAAGTTAATTGATCGTCAGGGTAAGGAAGTAGGCGAAATTCGCAAACTAGCAGATGAACTCATAAAGCAGAACCTCAGTTCTAACAAGCAATCTATTAAAGAGGAAGCACCAGAAGTTGACTTCTTTGAGAATCCAAAAGAGGCAATTCGTCAGACTGTCGATAACCATCCAGATGTAGTAGCGGGTCGCCAAGCGGCTCACGACTTCAAACGGATGCAGATTCAGCAAAAGTTAGTGCAAGAGCATCCCGACTATGGTCAGGTTGCATCAGACCCAGACTTTGCAAATTGGGTGAAATCTTCACCTGTTCGCATAAATCTGTTTGCCAAGGCTGATGGTGAGTTTGATTACGATAGTGCAAACGAATTACTGACTACTTATAAACAGTTACGTGGCGTTAAGGCGAAACAAACGAGTGATGCTGGAGAAGCTACTCGCAAGACTAACCTGAAGGCGGCGGGCGTTGATATAGGTGGTAGTGGAGAATCAGGAAAGAGGATATACAGACGGGCTGACCTTATTCGGCTGAAAATGACCGATCCGAACCGATACGAAGCCTTGTCTGATGAAATCATGCAAGCCTACGCTGAAGGTCGGGTCAAATAATTAACTTATCGCTTTTTGGAGATTTATCATGCCTTTAGGTACAAATAATGTGACAGTAACGACAGCAGCAACGTTCATTCCTGAAATTTGGAGTGACGAAATTGTTGCGGCTTACAAGAAAAACCTCGTTTTAGCAAACTTGGTTATGAAAATGTCTTTCAAGGGCAAGAAGGGTGATGTAGTTCACGTTCCCGCCCCCACCCGTGGTTCAGCGTCTGCAAAGGCGGCTGGTTCACAAGTAACTTTGATTGCGGCAACGGAATCAGAAGTTCAGGTAGCAATTGACAAACACTATGAATATAGCCGTTTGATCGAAGACATCGTAGAAGCACAGGCTTTAAACAGTCTGCGTAACTTCTACACAGCAGATGCTGGTTACTCTTTGGCTAAACAAGTCGATTCTGACTTGATTAACCTTGGACGTTCAACCAATGGTGGTGCTGGTACTAACGCCTATGCAACTGGTGCGTTTATTGGTGGTGATGGTACGACTGCTTATGTTGCCGCAAGCAACAATGAGTCAGCTTTGACCGATGCCGCTATCCGCCGCACTATTCAGCGTATGGATGACACCGACACTCCTATGGATGGAAGATTTTTTGTGATCCCGCCATCAAGTCGTAATACCTTAATGGGTCTTGCACGTTACACAGAACAAGCCTTTGTTGGCGGTACTAACAATACCATCCGTACTGGTGAGATCGGTAACTTGTATGGCATCCCTGTGTTTGTCTCAAGCAATTGCGACACAGCATCAGGCTCTTCTGCCGCCCGTGTTTGTTTGATGGGACACAAAGATTCTTTGGTTCTGGTTGAGCAAATTGGTGTTCGTTCACAAGTTCAGTATAAGCAAGAGTACCTTGCTACGCTGTTCACATCTGATACGTTGTATGGCGTTCAGATTCTTCGTGCGGCGGCAAGCACAGGTGCGGCTAAATCTGCATCTATGTTCGCTCTCTTAGTTCCTGCCTAATTGCAGTTGCGCCCCCTGCCCTAGTGGTGGGGGGACTTTTTTAACCTAATTAGGAGAAATTATTATGGCAACAGCAAGTGCAGTTGTAACACGCAGAGGTACTGACAGTTTTCGGGGTTTATTCTCTGATACTTGGTCAGTTCGGGCTACTCTTGACGCTGGCTCTTTAGTCGATGGCGCAGGGGAAACTGATGATGTAACAGTAGCGGGTGTCGCTTTGGGTGACATGGTTATTGGTGCGTCTTTAGGTGTGGATTTGGTTGGTTTGACTGTGACAGGTTATGTCTCAGCCGCCAATACAGTCAAGTTCCGCATCCAAAACGAGTCTGGCTCAACGGCTGACTTGGCTTCATCAACTTTACGTCTAGTTGTAGTTCGTATGGTTTAAGGATTGGGGGGCTTGCTCCCCTTTCTTTTAAGGATAAATATGGCTTTGTTTCGTTGCAATAAATCTGGCAATACAGTCGAATTCAGATATGACTTTGATATTGTCGAGATGCGTAGGCATCCAGAATACACAGAGGTTGATACTTCTGCTGTTGTGGAAGTTGAAAAGGTTGATGGAACAAGGCAGACAATAACTTTGAAGCGTCCTATGGGGCGACCCCGTAAGGAACAATTGTTATGAGTGATGTTGATGCAAGAGATTTTGGCAGATTGGAAGCCCAAGTGGAGGCTTTGCAAGGTCAAGTTTCCCAATTGAGCAACGATGTCAAGGCATTGCTTGAGTTGGCAAACCAGTCAAAGGGTGGCTTTTGGATGGGTATGGTCATTGCCTCTGCCTTATCTGGCGTGGTAAGTTTCTTTGCCGCAAGGTGGTTAAAGTGAAAGAGGGACTTCTCTCAGGCGTTGTTTGTCCTGTGGCAACACAAGATGTTCATGTAAACCTGAAGAACAGAAACCATGCTTTTAAAGAGTATGGATATGGCCCACCTAATCCTCTAGAGCCAAATGATGCGTTTTGGGTAAAAAAAGCCAAGATGTATAACGCTCCTACCAAGGACATTATGGATATGCGATGTGGCAACTGTGCCGCATTTATTCAGACTCCCAAGATGATGGAGTGCATCCTTAGTGGACTAGAGAAGGATGAGGGTAAGAATGAGTTGTCCTATGACGAAAACTTTGTCAAGGCGGCTAATTTAGGATACTGCGATCTATTTCAATTCACCTGTGCCGCACTCAGAACCTGTGATGCGTGGAAATCAGGTGGCCCAATTACCAAGGAGAAACCATGATGTACGGAAAAACAAGCAAGATGCCTAAGAAAGACACCAAAAAAGGTGTTCCTATTGCCATTATGGTGGCAGTTGGTAAACCAAAGGCTATGCCCATGCGTGGTCAGCGCACAGCAACTAACATGATGAAGAAATCAGGGAGAAGTAAATGAGTTCATTATCTGGGGCAAAATCTCTTTTAAGTGCGGTAACTGCAACTGGCGCATCTCAACCTATTCAAGTTGATGGTGGTCAACCAGTATTTATGCAAGTCTCAGGCGTTACAAGTGCTACTGTTGTTCTGCAAGGTAGTCTTGATGGTACTAATTGGGCAACCCTTGGTACTGCTTTGACTGCTGATGGAATGGTTACTGTTGCCAATGCACCTTTGTATATACGGGCAAACTGTACAGTTTATGTGTCTGGAACTATTACAGCAAAGGTTTTGTACTAATATGAAAACTAAAGCCCAAGCCAAGATTAGTAAGGTTATGAAAGAGTATGGGGCAGGGAAACTGCACACAGGCTCTAAAAAAGGCAAGATAGTAACTAGCCAAAAGCAAGCCATTGCCATTGCTTTGTCTGAGGCAGGAAAGGCGAAAAAGAAATGAAACAAGGACTTTATGCCAATATCAATGCCAAACAAGCAAGAATTAAGGCTGGCTCTGGTGAACGTATGCGGAAAGTTGGTAGCAAAGGTGCGCCAACTGCCAAAGCGTTTGTTGAGTCTGCTAAAACTGCAAAGAAACCAAAAAAGGTGAAGTGATGAAAACTCCCGCTTGGCAACGCTCCGAAGGTAAAAATCCTAAAGGAGGGTTGAACTCCAAGGGAAGATCATCTTATAATGCGGAAACTGGTGGTAATTTAAAAGCACCAGTAAAGTCGGGGGATAACCCTCGCAGAGCAAGTTTCTTGGCTCGTATGAGTGGCAACGATGGTGCTGAATACGACAAGAAAGGTGAACCGACAAGACTGCTTCTTTCGCTTAAAGCATGGGGTGCATCCTCAAAGGCTGACGCAAAGGCAAAGGCTAAGTCTATTTCTACACGAAATAAGGCAAAAGCGAAATGAGAGCATTATCAGTTGGCGCAAACCTCACAGCAAACACGCTGACAACCCTTTACACAGTACCCAAGGGGTATTACGCAAGGGTAGTATTGCTACGGGCGGTCAATACAGGTTCGCAAAAACATATTTCTTTTACTTGGACAGATACCTCTGCTTCTGTCACATATTCTCTTGTTTTTGAAACCGCTTTGTCTACTAAAACTACGCAAGATTGGGGTGGTACATCCTATTTTGTAATGGAAGAAGGTGACATACTTAAAGCACAATCTGAGTCGGCATCTGCCTTTTCGGTGGTTGTCACCATTGAAGAAGAAGGGTTAACACGCACATGACATTCCTAGAACTTGTAAACGATGTTTTGGTGCGCCTCAGAGAGCCTGTGGTCACTACTTTCAACGAAACTACTTATTCCACCCTGATTGGCAAGTTTGTCAATGATGCAAAGCGTCAGATTGAGGATGCCTTTGCTTGGAACGTATTAGTTCAAACTATCACACTTACCACAGTTGCAAACACTTCCTCCTACTCTCTTACAGGGGCTGGTCAGAAGTTCCAAGTCTTAGACGCAATCAATACCACTAGTGTTTTAGGGATGACAAACATTGATTTTGTTACCATGAACCGAAACATTAACTTCTTGCCCGCTGGGACTTCAGCACCAGTTAACTATGCTTTTAATGGCGTAGATGCTAGTTACGATACAAAAGTAACCTTGTATCCAGTTCCAGATGCTGTATACACAGTTAAATTCTCTTTAGCCATACCACAAGCAACTTTAGCCGCAGACTCTACTGTGGTGCTAGTTTCTGATGTTTTAGTGTCTCAAAACGCATTTGCAAGAGCATTGGTGGAGCGTGGAGAAGATGGTGGTCTTTCTTCCTCAGAGGCGTATAACTTGTATCGGGCAATGCTGTCTGACTACATTGCCTTGGAAGGTACTCGCTATCCTGATCGTGGGGAGTTTGTAGCAACATGACGCAAAGATTGCAGACCTTTAGTGTTCAAGCGCCAGGCTTCTTTGGGCTAAACACGCAAGACTCTCCTTTGACATTGGAGGCTGGATATGCGTCTATTGCCACCAATTGCGTCATTGACCAATATGGACGTATTGGCGCACGAAAAGGTTGGTCAAGGGTTAATTCATCCTCTGGCAACTTAGGCGCAAACGATGTAAAAGTCATCCATGAGTTAGTGCAACTTGATGGAACTTTGACTGTATTGTTTGCTGGTAACAACAAGTTATTCAAACTCAGTTCCACTAATACAGTTGTGGAATTGACCTATGGGGGTGGCGGTACTGCCCCTACCATCACAGCAAGCAATTGGCAATGTGCATCTTTGAATGGCATTACCTATTTCTTCCAATCTGGCTTTGACCCTCTGATCTATGACCCTGCGGTTAGCACCACCACATTCAGGCGTGTGTCTGAGAAAACTGGTTATACAGGCACAGTTCCATTGGGAAACATTGTTATTTCTGCTTTTGGTCGCTTGTGGGTGGCTGATACCACGGCAGACAATGTAACGATTAGTTTCTCTGACTTGTTGGCAGGGCATAACTGGACTGCGGGAACATCTGGAACTCTTGATGTTTCTAGGGTTTGGGCTAATGGTGCAGATCAGATCATGGGTTTGGGCGCACACAATAACTTCCTAGTTATCTTTGGTAAGCGTCAGATATTAGTCTATCAAGGGGCAACAACCCCTTCCACAATGTCATTGGCTGACACTATAGGCAACATTGGCTGTTTATCAAGGGATTCCATAGTTTCTACTGGTTCAGACATTGTTTTCTTGTCTAACTCAGGTGTGCGTAGTCTTTTGCGTACTATTCAAGAGAAGTCTGCCCCATTGCGTGATATATCAAAGAATGTGCGTAATGACTTGATGACCTATGTAGGGGGAGAGACATTAGCAAACATCAAGGCGGTCTATTCAGAAGTCAATGCTTTTTATCTTTTAACCCTTCCTATTGCCAAACAAGTCTATGTATTTGATACAAAGGCTCAGTTGCAAGATGGTTCTGCTAGGGTAACAACTTGGGACTCTATTGAACCAACTGCGTTATTGGCAAGAAGAAATGGTGATTTGCTGATTGGTAAGAATGGATACGTTGGCAAGTATGGGACATATCTTGACCATGCCTCAACCTATCGTTTCCAGTATTACACCAACTATGCTGACTTAGGTGATGCAAATATCACATCAATTCTGAAGAAAATCTCTGTGGTTGTGATTGGTGGAACGAACCAAATATTGACAATCAAATGGTCTTATGACTTTTCAGCACAATATTACTCAACCCAAGCAACTATTCCTATTTCTACAATTGCAGAGTATGGAATGGCTGAATATGGTGCAAATGGCATCCCAGTAGCATACTATTCGACAGGCATACAGATTGGCACTTTGGTTGGTCAAGCATCAGGCTATGGCAAGGTTGTGCAAACTGCTTATGAGATTGACATAAATGGCTCGGCTATCAGCATCCAAAAGATTGAAATTCAGGCTAAAAACGGAAAACTTGGGTAAGGAATAAACATGGCAAATTACACAAAAACCACCAACTTTGCGGCTAAAGATGCGCTTGCGTCAGGCAATGCCTCCAAAGTCGTTAAAGGTACTGAGATCGACACAGAGTTTACTAATATCCAAACTGCCATTGCTACAAAGGCAGATGGAACATTTACGAACTTCTCGTTTGTTGAAGCATCAAATGTCTTGTATATTTACAATGTAGCAACGCCTGTGGCAAAGATAGATGCCTCTGGTAACTTGACTGTGATTGGCAATGTTGTTGCTAACGGAACAATGTAAATATGGCAACCTCATTCCCAACCATTGCACAGTTAGATAAGGCACGAACAGATGCTAGTCAGTTTTCTGGTGGAAAAACTTATTCGCTTACATTTACTGTAGATGGTAAGCAATTCAGTTATGTACCTAAAAACATTGCAGAAAATGGTGGCTTAACTGCTGGGGAAAACACATTTTTACTTCCTTATTTCACTAGTTTAGATAATCTAAGGGACTTTGGTAGTAAGGCTCAAGAAGTTGATTTATCAAGTACAGGTGTAAATAACTATCTTCAAAGCCAAGGTTTGTCAGAAAAGGGATATTTAATTCCATTTGGCTCTGCGCCTTTTGATAGCACAATATACACACAACCTACTGAAACATTTGGTGGCGAGTTAAATGGGTTAAAAGTTATTGATGGGCAAGTTGCCTATGGTCTTAGTGGTGGACATGGTCAAAGGTATGCCACTACTACTGGTGAAGTTCATGACCCTTACATCGTGCCTGGCGGCGGTTTCTTAGGCGATTTTGGGCGAACACTTCAAAATATGGGGCCATTAGCAGGGCTTGTGGGCAACTTGATAGTGCCTGGCCTTGGAACTGGAATATCAATAGGAAGTGCTATTGCCCAAGGTGCTAGTCCAGAAGACCTTGCAAAAAGTTATATTTCCGCTCAAATTGGTAATCAAGTTGGCGCACAGGTTGGTGGCGTTGAAGGCCAAATTGCTGGTGGTGCTACAAGCGGATTGCTAAGTGGGAAGTCACCAGAAGAGGCGTTAAAGGGAAGTTTAGTAAGCACAGGAGTTGGTCAAATTGGTTCACCAACTCCATCAAACTTATTAACACCATCAACTGGTGGAACAACAGCAACGCCAGAGTACATTCCTGAGTCAAACATTGGTCAAGGTACACCATCATCAACATCAGGTTTTTATACACCATCGATAAATGTGCCACCTACAAGCACGGGGCAAGTAACAACGGGAGCAAATAACATGGCTGATTATTTTGACTATCCACAGTTTGATACTGGGGAAAGCGTAAGTGGATATTACGGAAATCCTGCTGATTTTAATAGTGGGGAAAGCGTAAGTGGATATTATGGAGGGCAAGATTTACAAAATAGCCTTGACTCAATATACAACCCAAATCTACTACAACAATTAACCCCCGCTGTAAGAGCAAGCGTACAAAGAGCATTAACGGCTGGTGGTAGCGCGGCTCAAGGGGCAATGAACTTCTTATCTAGAATGGCTGGAGGCATGAACTCCAACCTATTGCAAGGTGGTTTGCAAACTGCTGGTGGTTTAATGCAAACCCAAGCGTCTAGGGATGCGGCACTCAGGGCGCAACAAGAATTGTTGGCGGCAACAGGATCGGCAACTGCTGGTTCACAGTTCCGTCCAGTAGGCGTTACTACACGCTTTGGCTCATCAAACTTTAATATTGATCCTAGAACTGGTCAACTGGTAAGTGCTGGTTACACCGCCGCACCTGAGATTGTTTCTGCCCAAAATAAACTCTTGGGATTGGGTGCTAGTTATTTGGCGCAGACTCCTGAAGAAGTTGCCCAACAGTACATGAACAAGCAATATGACTTGCTCGATCCAAGTCGCCAAAGACAG